ACCCGGTCCAGTCCGTGGGATCGTATCGCCGAGCACGCGTTGTGCTGAGAGCGTAGAGTCATGGAGTGGATGATCTTTCAAAACATAATTTCGCCCTTCGTTCTTCTTGAGAGCTGCCGACATCTGTGCCGGCGACACCATTCGATCGGCCATAGCACGTGGTCTATTGAAGGCTTCACGCAAAGGCAAATAATTTCGATACGCGGTTTGGAGTTCACGGAAGGTATCTTTACCGGCTCCGACGTCGACTAAGCCCCGGTCTCGAAAATCTTCGAGAATGCCTCGTAGTCTTTTTAAATTCGTCGCGGTTTCAATACTATCGACACCGTCCTTGAGCATTCGTGAGACTTCGGTAATCGCTTCCTTCAAACCTTCGCCCGACACGGGTCTTCCTCTGACAACTCCCGAGACCATCGGCCTAGCCTTCACGTCGACAATCGGAGACATGATTGGGGCGTCCTCAGCCCCCTTGTGGAACCGATCGAGGACCGACTGAATCTTTGCTCGCGCATCTGCGGCTACCGCTGGGCTTTCTTCAAGTCGATCATCTAACCATTTCAAATCTTTGGTAAGGTCGTCGTCGACTTTGATTTTTTTACCTTTATAGACCGCGCCGTAAGCCTCGTTAAATTCATCGCTGAGCTGTGCGATCACTTCTTCGCCTTGCTCTGCGACATCGAGAGGTCCACGCGTAGAAACAGGCCCGGTGGTGTTTTCCCATCGAATGACCTGACCCGCATCGTTCTTGATCGGGGTAGGTGGTCGCGCGGCATCGACCAACGTTTGATTCCACTGGCGACGTGCGGCGTCTTCGCTGTCCTCAAGCACCGTGCGAGTTCCCCCAAAACCCCGGAGGCGATCGGTCATGTAGCGCATGAAACCGCCTTCAGCCTGTTGCCACGGGGGCACGTCGACACCTTGGTCCATCAGAGTTTCCGCGTCTTTGCTCGGCTTCGCTCGGAACGGATTCAGCTTCGAGGGGTTGGTCACGAGATGTCTCGCCCCGGTGCCAATAGCTTCGCCCGCACCCGCGCCCACGACACCATAGCCCGCACCGCGCAGACGGTCGTCAAGACCTCCCGCCGTGTCCAGTCCACTGACAATCGCTTCAGCTCCGACAACAGGTGCAGCTCGGGCGACGCCGGGCGCGATGTTTCGGACATACTTAGTTTGTCTGGCGAGGTCGGCCACGCTCTTCAGACCACGCACGAGGGAATCTCCTCCCTTAACCGCACGTGCTGCATTAGGCAGCATCGCTGCGCCTTTTGTGAGACCTTGCGCTACCCAGCCGGTCGGTAGTGCAAGCTCGGCGATCTTACCGCCGACATAGCCCGTCATGCCGCCCGCGTCAGACATCAACATTTCATCGCGCTTCGCTTTGTCTGCTAGGTATTGATCGTCGTACTTGTCCATGCCGATGAGGTTGCCGAGCGCTTCACGCGTGTCGACGGCTGCCTTACCTGCGCCGATCAGCGCACGATGACTAAAGGGCAACGCATCAAACTCTGCTTGGCGCTCCTGTTGAAGTCTTGACTGGTCGGCCTCTGTAATGAGTTGCATACGCGCTTTTTTCTGCTCTGGCGACTCCTCCTCGCGGAGTCGACGCTCGGCCTCCTCACGCAGTTGACGCTCGGCCTCCGCGTATTCCTCTGGTGTTATCGCTCTGCTCACGGGGTGCCTCCCCTGTTTTGGAGCACTCGTGCCTCTATCTCCTCTTTGGTAGGTTCATAGGCGGCACTAGGAGAGCCGGTGTTGGAAGCCTCGGGGAGGTACGGATTGTCCGCTAAGTCCTTTGCGACATAGTCCAAAACATAAGTCGGGTACTGTCCCAGTTTGCCCTCCGCAATGGAGAGGAGTCCTTCCACTTTAGTGAGGAGGTCAGCGAACTCGTCGCCGGCTTTCGGAACGAAATCTGTGGCTCGTTTTTCTTCCCCTGCGCTGACCACGGCTCCGTAGAGTTCGTTAACTAATAGCGCTGCATCTTTCGCGAGAATTGTCTGCAACTGAGCCTGTTCTGGGGTTAAGTTGCCCATCTTGATACGCTGCGAACGAACCAAACTTCTCAACATATCCGGCAGGTTCCCGGCCAACTTTTCCGTGAGCCCCCATGCTTCCGGGTTTTCGTTGACTCGTCTCACCAGATCCTGTGCTTTTTGTGCGCCGGCATAGAATGCGCTCGCCTCGCTTATGCTGCTGCGTGTAGTCGCGCCATCCGCAAGATCAGCGTGGTCGACCGGCTTCCAATTCCCGCCGATGTTTACCGCCATGTTTCCATTAATGTCAGTGAAGACGGGTTGCATGGTCCCACGATGAAGCCACGTTGTTTTCTGTGGTGCCAGTTTTTGCTGAGCGGCTAAACCCCGAGCACCAGCGAGCGACGCAGCGTTGGCCTCCGCGCGTTGTTGCGCACTCGCCAGACCAACAATAGCAGCGTCCCTTTCTTGCTGCCGCTTTAATGCTTTGAAGCGATCCTCTGTGTAGGTTCCAGTGCGTGGGTCGATAACACCCTCACCATATTCAAATGGTTGTCTGGAAGCCTCCACAGCTCCGTAGAGCGACTTCCCAACATTGCTCAGCTTCTTGTCGCGGGAAAGCATTGCACCTAGTGCCAGCGGTAACGATGCCTCTGGACGCCCCCGCATCGCGGTGAGTCGTGCGATCTCATCTTGCGTCGGCTGATAGTCAAACGCCGGATAACGTTTTTCGATCTCAGTATAGAAATCTTCAAACGTTCGACGTGGTGCTTGTGGCGCGGCTGGTCCCGGCGCAATAAAGGGCGACGTGTTTGCATTATTTGTGCGAGAAGCAGCAAGAGCTTGTAGTAAAAGAGCCTGTCTTTCTGTGTCATCCTCGAGGGCAGGGAGGTTGGACAAATTTAAGTGATCGTTAATCATACGAGCGTCAACTTCGTTGGGTCAGGTTCCTCGATCGTCGAACTTGCCGGGTCGCCTTTTCGAAGCGCGTCAATCATTTGTTGAACCGCTTCATCCCGTTTCAAGTTCGAGTCGTCATAGCGTGCCAAAGCAGCGTCCTCACGTTGCCGGCCCCGGTAGGCGTCATAAAGTTGGCTACCGTACTCCGTGATCTGAGGCGGAACGTAAACATTCCCGACCATCTGCCCTTCCGGGCCGCTGCCGTACAGCGCGTCAGCACGCTGCTGTTCGATCAGCATACGCGTGAGCGCGCTGTCGCTGTCAGGCAATGTAGCGAGCAACGCTGCAACCTTGTATTGGTCAGGCGTTGCGGGCACGTTCTCGCCCTGCGTTCCCATCGTCGTGCCCGAGGTCATGCCCGGTGGTACATTTCCTGCTTGTGGGTCTTCGATCCCAAAAAAATCTTCATATGTGTAGGCCATTTTTTTCTCCTAACCAAATCCAAAGGAACCGCCGCCGCTGAGATAACCAGCACCGAGGTCAAACAAGCCGCTCGTGAATCCTCCCGCTGCGGCCTGTTGCGCGTTGTAGCGGTCGAGTTCACTCCCATACTGCATGTTGGCCGCGTTCAAGAGCTGAGGTGTCTCAGCGACCCCTGCCGGCTGGAACGTAGGGATGTTAGGCATCCCCACTTGTTGTCCCGTGAGCAGCGCGTTCATTTCATTTAGACTCATGTTTCGTCGCATAGCTTCTTCTGCGAGCCATTGCTGTCGATTCTGATTCTGAAATTGAGCACTCGAAAGCGCCTGATTGTAGAGCGAGTTCGCGGCAGCATTTTCGAACTCCGCGCCAGCCAGCCCCTGTCCGAATGCTTGAGCTTGCGCTTGGTTGGCAAACTGGTTGCCAGCCATTCCCTGCCCAAAGGCTTGTTGTTGGGCTAAATTCGCGAACTCACTTCCGGCCAAGCCCTGCCCGAAGGCTTGAGCTTGCGCTTGGTTAGCGAACTGTCCGCTGGCAAGATCCATTCCCTGAAGCCGTTGTGCTTCTCGACCCCCCTCCAAGATAGCGTCACGCGTTGCCGCGCCATACGCGTCAGTACGCTCGCGATTAAGATTCCCCATTGCCCGATCGTAGCCTTCGTCGCCCGGCTTGAACCCTTGGTTCACGAGCAGGGCGTGCATATCTGCTTCCCTCTGTTCGAACGCTGGATCAAGTCGCGAGGTTGCCCGATCATAAAATGCGTCTTCGGCACGCTGCGCGTAAGCCACCGTCGGATCTATTCCTCTCGTCACGTCGCCGTAGTTACCCAAATTTCTCTGCACATCGCCGGCGTCATCTAACCCCATCGAAATGGGAGGTGCCTGATCTAAACTGGTGCGCGCGATCGTCGGGTCAACATTCGAGGCGGCGGCTGGAGCTTCGCCCCACCGGAAAGGGTCTTTGAAATCGTCGGCTACCCGGTCTTGGAAACTTTCCGCCAGTTGACTGCGATCCGTCTGAAGGGAAATCTGTGCGTCGAGTGCAGCTTGCAAATCTGGATGAAGATTAGTGGACTGCATCCAGTTGGTGACAGGTTCCCCGGTCGCAGGGTCTCTGACAGATTGAACCTGCCACGTTTGTGAACCCCAAGGGGTTGAGATGTCAGGGCGATTCGCCCAAGTCTGCTGAGCCAACATCTCCTCTGAGGCGGCTGCTTGCGCGTTCGCCGCCGCTGTGTAGTCAGGCGGCGGTGGCGGTGCTGATTTCTTTCCCATTGTCTTCTTCCTTTTCGATCCATCGACAGTCAGCCTTCTGCATCGCCATGATGATCAGCGAGCCGTCCGGGTGAGCGCCGGGAATTTCAACCAGTGTTGAAAATCCAAGATGGTGATTCAATTTCACTGCTCTTTCATTTGCGCTCGGCACAAGCCCCAACAGGACGTTGCAACCATTGTCGAACGGATATGAAAAAGCAATTTTCAAAAAGTCTCGGTTGATCCAACGCGGGTCATCCCCCGCGCAATGCATTTGGCAGCTCGTCCCGGTCCAACCGTCGAAACCGACTACGGCGATCAACACGTCATCACGCACGCGACCGAGACAGCGCAAATGTTTTGAGGGCTCGAGCCCAATGCGCGTGCAGAGAAACTCTGCGAGCAGGTCTTGGTGGTCGGAGACGATCACAACATTCCTCCGGGCTGAACTAAGAGTTGCGTCGAAACAAAGCTCGTGTCGGGGAGGCCGCGCAGCACAACACGCAAAGCGCCCCGGTAGGAAATGCCTTCGAGTCCAACCCAACTTGAGTAGGTGTTGGAGCTGCCAGACCAGACCGCTGTATTCCACGTGCCTGAGTCCCATGTGCCCGTACCCGGTTCGGCAAAGCTAGGCGAACCGGCGGTTGTGGTGTAAGAATATTCTGTGTTCATTTGCACTTTGACGTTCGGCGCTGCGTCCGCGATAAAAACCGGACGCGCCATTAGAAACCGTTTGAGCGAGGAGCCATCGCCGAAGTCCTCAAAGCCGCCCTGCACTTCTCCTTCCAGCGTTTCTCCTATTACACCTGCGACGGTCTTCCCATCAGACGTGTCAGTCTGCGAGAGCCCGGTGCAAACTCGACCATCGTTCGTGCCAAAATAAAATTTACCTTGGAATTGCGTGCCCGTATAGATCGGCATTTTTGTGAAGATGCTCCACGCGCCCGACGCTTGGTTTAACACGTAGTTTTTGTAGGTGGCCGACGGTTGTGGCGGTGCCTTCAACAGGACCGCATCAATCTGCGGGATGCGAATCATCTCCCACTGTACGTCTGTGCGCGTGGACACAATGAACGGCCCTAGCTCTTTTTGAATCTTGGAAGTGAGTGGGTTCAAAAAGTCAGTATCACTGAAGCGCCCGTTGACCAACTGTGAAATTGGCACGACCCCGTTTTGGCTGAGCGCCCAGACGTCACCGTTGACTTGTGTCCAGAAACGATTGCCGGTCGGCACTGAGCCGATCCACCAAATGCCTTTGAGCTGATACGTCGCGACGTTGGCCGGGTCATAGCCTTGGTAAACCAAAACGTCGCCGTTGGTGCCAAAGATAACTTGATAGTCGTCAATACCCTCACCCGCGTCGTGCGTCCAGTTCGAGATACCCGCAAGCGTGCCGCCGTGCTTCAGTTGTGGACCTAAATCAAAAGCGGTCGCCGTGCCATCGATAGCGCCGATGGCGAGGTAGTACGCGCGTGAGTCGTTTGCGAACGTGAACCACAGACGATTTTTCCAGGCGACCACACTCGTGATGGAGTCACTTGGAAAACCCGTCGGTGTGCGTTCCGTCCAACCGCCGGACGTATCGTAAGTGTAGTAACCACCGTCCGAAATGTTGACGGCGACGAGGTACGCGCCGGCATCATTCACAAACATGGTCGACTCCCATCGACCGTTATTCGCATCGCTGACCGTCAGCGAAAGGCTCGGTGAATTGAAGGTCGTGACGTCGTAAATTTTATCTACTACGCACGCGAACAATTTATCGTTGGCAGGGTTCGGCGCTTCGTATTTCAGCAGCGTTTCGATTGTGCTGCTCGCGCTCCCCACTTCAACGCAATGTTCGGACCAACCCGGTCGCAGCTCGAGACCATAGGGTCTCACGATGAAGTCGTTCAGAACTGTCGCGTCGGTTTGCGCCATCTCCGAAATAGGGTCGCGGAAATTCAGACCGCCGATCGGAGACGGCAGGTCGAGTGTTATCTGCGCGCGCTGATTGCTCGCGTTCGGGGGAGCACGGAATGGGCGAGCGCGCTGTAGCACATTATCCGCCGTATCCGGTCTGTGGCGCGTTCCGTCCGTTGATGAAACGGAACGGATGCACGACACCCCCGGCCATGTTCAAGATGGAAGCGCCCGCCCACTGGCCGACGCGGTTATCAAACGCACGATAGAAGTCTCGCGTCGCAAAGGCCGAGTCGAAACCCGACATCTCTTGGAACTTAGCGCGAGCGAGCAACGCTACCAAATAGCCATCAAGCAATAGCGTGTCGCCATTTTTACTCGCTTCGTTTTTATACAAGGTGGCCGTGTCCGCATCCGTGCACCAGCCCTGCGAAATATATTCGTATGTGAACGTGTGCGCGGAATCTGGTGGAGATAGAAACCAAATCTTGTTTTCGCGCACACGCCACATGAGTTCAAACGTGACGATGGGCGTCAGACGTTTGATCGACTGCCAGTCCATCGCCGTAAGTGGATTCCAGACGGGTCGTTTGACACTCGTGTCATTCTGCGTCTGGTCCACAAACGAAAGATAGTCGGCTGGCAAGTCGTAAGCTCTCTCCTCCTGTCCGGGCGTCTCCGCGACAACACTCAAGCTGCCCTCGCGAATCATTTCCTGCCAAGGGTACATCGTAAGCAGATCGGTTGCGGCATCATTCACCGCGCTGATCATTTTAACGATGACCGGGTCAGTCGAGCCCGCCGGATCTGCCGAAGCAGGGAAACCGATTTTTTGACAGACCGAGTTGACGACATCCGCCAAAGTCTCGTAGCGTGTGATCGCGTAGGTTGGCATCGCTTAGGCTTGCGCCTCCGCTTTGCGCGCTGGTCGTTTCTTCGCAGACACAAGACCGTCGATCTGTTTCTGGAGCGTCTCGAGCTGCGTCTTCAAGGTTTCGTTTTCTGCGGTCAGTCGTTCATCGACTTCTGCCACCGGCGCACGCGCCTCAGCAAGTCGCAGGTAAGCGACCGCTCTCTGCTTGTCGCCCGCGAAACCCATGAAGGCTTGCCCGGCTGAGTCGCTCGCATTCGCGAGGTGTTCAACCGTCAAAATCTTCGCGTACTTATATTCTTCTACGCGCGACCTTGAGAGCCCCGGCAAAAAGTGCAGCGGTGTGCCACTCTGCTGATCTTCACTTCCCGCCTTAAACTTTTCATACTGCGTTCTGAAACGCGAAATGTCGATCTCAGTTGCCGGTCGGTCAACGATTGATCGTTGCTCACCGGGCGTGAATATTTTCACGTGTTCCGTGTCGACATAAATCGGTCGCTTGGCGGCGTCCGACTTCCCTTTGTCCAAGTCCGGCTTCACATAAAACATCACGTGCAATGCAGCGTCCTCGGCGAACCGAGAGTTGTTAGCCGTCATCGCATCGACGTTAAAATCTGAAACCTGCGACCAGTCTGTCGGGGTCGACTCGGCTGTTGCTATGCTATCTCCGCTCATTGAAACTCCTACGCTGGGTTGTGAACAATTAAGTTGAAATCTGTACCGCCTATGCGCTCAGTAGCGATAGTGGAATCGTCAGCGGCGTCGAGCGCCGGTTGACCAATACCAGACATGACCGCGCCAGTATCTTGACCAGCGGTGTCATCGTGAAGACAGGGCTTTCCTGCGAATGTTGCTGCCATTTTTTTCTCCTAAAAAGGAGGGGGCACGCGGCCCCCTCTAGGCCAAAGAGCTGAGAGCACTTTGAGAAGGTTTCTAACTTCTGGTGTCCTTAATTCTTCCTTGGAACTGAGCACCTGAGGTCGTCAGGTTACCGGCCCAAGCTAGAATCTGAACTTCCGCATCTTGGTTTATTGCATAGCGACGGTTGGGAGCCAGAGGCACCATATCCCGATCGCGGTGCGGTCTCATACGAATGTATTTCGTGTTCAACAAGAAGGCCGTCTTGGCCGGGCAAGCCCCGCCAATACCACCGTCAAGCACCACGTCCGCATCCATATATTTGATGGTCGGGAAACCTAGCGAGCCCGTTGCCGGGTCGGTGAAACGTTGCTGCGCTTGCAGCTCGGTAATGTAGTTTTCCCACATGACTGAATCCATCGGAATCAAGTCAGGACGGTCAGAGCCCCTCACGAGGTCAGACCATGAGTCGTTCAATGTTGAGCGAATAGGATTCGTCGCCGCAGTGTGTGTTAGCACGTCGGTGATCGTCGAGCGCCAAAAAGTCCAAGTTGCCCGGTTGATACCGCCATAAGTTCCCGTGGTCGGGTCAAGTGGTACTGCCGCGTCAAGTCCGGTCAGCTCTTTACCGCCCGAGCCCGTGCCGTCAGCATAGAGCCCGGTTGCGACGTTGTTCGCCATGGTGGATTCAGCGACTGCGATGCGACTTTCTAACAAATCAATCATCTGTTCACGACCAGCGTTCTGGAGCTGCTCGAGACCGGAAATCACGACCGGGCAAGCGAGCTGCTTGATTGAATATTCGGCTGCTGAAATCACGTCTTGCGCGGCGACTGGCAAGAGGTCATAACCTGAGTACCAACCCGCGTTCGCATTTTCTGCGAAGCTCAATTCTTCAAGGATCACATTACCGCCGCCGAATGGGCGAACGTTTCCGCGCTCGTTCAAGCGCATCAGTAGCGCATTATTTTTTGTAACGTTGTCGGCGATTTTCCGACTACGGTTTTGAATCGTCGTAGCGACGATGTCGGTTACATTTGGAAAAGCCATGTTTTTCTACTCCAAAACTAAAACAAAAAAGAAAATTTCTTAGCTGTCTCGGAGTCCGCTAAAGGGTGGCTCGTCGAATTGCTGTTGCACGTCCGCTAGGCGGTGGCGCACAAGATTAATCCATCAATAGCACTGACTTTTTTAAATGTCACCAACACAAGGTTTAAAACGACTACTTTTTTACAATTTTGTAGCCCAACTGCTTCGCGAGATGACGTAACTGTTTCTCACGCTCAAGCCGAATCAGTTCTTTTTGACGCGCGAGCGCATCAGAAGACCGGGACGTTTTGCTTAACCCATCTCGGCTCGCAGTGTGCTTTGACCGGGTGTCTTCTTCGAATATCATAATTTTTTCGACCTTGGTAATTGAGTCGTTTAGCGGTGTGGGTGCAGCCCCGCAAACTCTCGAAGTAGATTGGATCTTGGTTTCTGATCGGCTCACCGTTCGAAAGCACAATAAGCAAATAGACTAATTTCATTCGACAAACAAAGACGCGATCCAAGCGATGATCGCGAGCCCAACCGCGAGTACCCCGGTTCCCACGGCTGCTTCAATCATTTGGCGACGGGCACGTCGTTTTCGATATTCTTCTTGTTCACGTGCTTTGATTATTTTTTTCTCAAGCGCAACGAACTCGAGATACACGGTTCGCCCATGAGTCAGCATCAGCATTGTCCTGATTTCACCGCGCATTCGCTTCTCCGCCTGACGTGCTGCCACGGCCTCTAAGGCCATTTGCTGGGGATTGCCGGTTGCCTTGGCCCACAAACTCGGAGATTCAAGCTCCCGGCAACCTTCTCTCAGATCCGCGACCGCGCCGTACCACTTCGCCATTTGCATGGTCACCGACTCTACGTTCTGCCCGGCCTCAACAACTCGTTGCAGCGTGGAGAAGGCTGCTTTCGCTACGCCGAGCGCCGCCGCAACCTCCAGCATCTCATCGCGAGTGCGAGGCTAAAGCCGATTCGATCGCACCTCGTACAGAGTCGTTATCCTCTTCCGCATTGCTGCGCGGTGGTCCGCCCTTCACCGATAGATTGTTCGACCTCGCGCGTTGAGCTTTCTTGGTTTGGGTTGCTGCACGTTCGCTCGCGGCTTTCTCAGCCGCCAGCGGACCGAGCTGGGGGTGCATCCGCATCGCAGTCTCGTAGGCTTCTTCGAGTGTCATCGTGCGTCCCTGCCGGTCGGCGAGTTCCACAACGTCTGCCATCGTTCGGCGCAGCTCCTCCGCGTGCGGCTGCGTCAGCAGAAATTGTTCGACATCATTGTCGACGCGCGCTTGCATCTCCTGTTCCTGATGCGCTTCACGCTGCTGCATCTGAGAAATGTAATTCTGCATTGGGGCGAGCTGCTGCTGCACCTGCGCGCTGACGTCGGACTGAACATTCTGCTGCGGTTGCCCTTGAGCGAAGCCTGTGAGGCTAGTGTCGAGCATCTGCACGAATTGCGGGCCGAAGCGACCCGTCCCAAACTGCGTCACCATGCCAGCGATTAAATTCGCCAGCTCGGGCGCAGTCGATGTGCGGAGCTTCGCCCCGGTTTGCAACAACGACTCGATCGCCTGTATAGGCGTCGCGCCTTCGGCATCCATCAGAGGCTTGTAAGGATTGATTCTTTCTAGCAGAGCCTCAGTGAACTTGCGCGAGTCAGCGCTTTCACGCAGCGCCGAATCGATCTGGCGTTCCCGCTGGAGAATCTGCACGCGTGCGCTCTCTGGAATCTGTGCCCACGCCTCGGAATTTTCTTTCGCCCACGACGCCGGGGCTCGGTCAACTGGCAAGCTCGCCGCCGGCGGTTCGGATTGAACCGGGGCTTCCGCTTTCGGGCCGGGTTGAATTTCTGCCGGGGCCGGTTCTTCTTCGACCGCCTCAACCTCGGGCTGCGCTTCAACCTCTTCGGGCTCCTCTTCAAAGGCGCTCTCGAGAACGTCACGCAACTCCGACGGTTCAGAGCCGGACTCAACCTCCTCGGTCTCTTCCTCTTCAAATAATTCTTCTTGAACTTGTGCTTCTGCCATTATTTATCTCCTCTGTTTTCGATGCGCGGCCATCCGAATTGCAACATGATCGATTCTTCTGTGGGCTCGATTCGTAGACGTTGCTCGCTCTCGTTACCACGTCGTCCGAAGTCGAAAGCGCCCGGCGTCACCCTGACCACTTTACCGCCCCCCGGAATGTCCGCTGCACTTCCGCGCACACTTCCTCCGAAGTAATATTCATCAGGCGTCGTATATCGCAGACCGGCTTCACCGCCGATGCTGTCCACTTTGCCCGTGCGGCCACCCACATCAACGTGCCCGGAAAGCTCACCTCTTCGCAGTGCGCGGATTAATTCTTTCATCAGCGGTTGCCCTCCGCGATCGCTCGTTCGATCGCACGTCGGCGATCAGGATCTTTTTCGTTGTTGAAAAAAGCAGCGCGTTTTTTCTCGGCGCTTTTCCACGTCTCCGTAAAATCGTCTGCCGTTGTCAGTCCCTTGCGCTGCATGTAATCGCGGTGTTTTTTCCGCGAGCTGATGTCCGCACCATCCGTCGCACGCATCCCGTCATAACCGCGATCTCCCCACAGCGAACCGTGGTACTGCGCGTCACCCGAAGGTTCGCGACGTGTCACCTCGATCCACTCGCCATCAATCAGTCGATAGGTGCGTTTCATTGGGGCAGTCCTCCCGGTAGACCCGGTGGCAACGGCCCCATCGGACCAACAGGCCCGGCACCGGGGGGAGGCATATCAGGCGGGGGCATCCCCTCCGCTAGGTCTGGGACCGCGACCGGGCGCGCTGGCGCTTGTGGAGGTGCTGCCGCGCCCGAATTGGCAGCGGGCGGAGGCAGATCGTTCGCGACCGGAGGCGGTCCCATATCAGGGGCGGGCGGTTGACCCGCTAAGGCCCGACCAAGCTCAGTTTCCAAATTGATTTTCTTCGCTTCAGCCATGTTCTTCGCCGCCGTTGCTTCACGCTGCTGCGACGACGCACGCAAGTCCAACGCCTCGGCCTCTTCGCGTGCCAGCTCGGCGAGCTGCATTGGCGTCGGCTCGGAAGGCGGTGCCGGTTGCGACATTTGCTGTATCGCTTGATCGAGCACCGTCTCGAGACTTTTGCCGACGCGGAATCCACTGATCGCCCATTGCAGCGTTTTCAACAAAAACGGTGCAGCCCCCGGCTCTGCTTGAGCCAGTGGCATGACCTGCGACACAAAACTACCGAGCCCCATCAAGAACTGGGTGCGTGCGTCTCTCTCTGCGGCCCAGTCGAGCGCGGCCATCGAATCAGCCTCGACCGTAATGCGATAACGCCGCAGCGCGTTGTCCTTCAAGAGCTGCACCGCCGGCTGAATCCACTGCGCGTCATAGCTGCGCTCGATATTGGACATCTCGACGATCGACTCGGGGTTGAACAAATTACAAATAATCTCGCTTTTGATTCGCAGTGAATCACGAATGAAAAGCGCGACATGGAGTTGTGAAAGTTGCAAACGTGTCGATCCGTATTGCGCCTTTATTTGCTGCGCGGTTGCGGTCTCGCTCGCGCGCGTCACCCCGCGCATGATGTCGGAGACACCGAGCACCTCATAAATCTGCGCGACTTTGTCTTGTCGATATTGCCGCAGGTGATCGATCGCGTTCACTACCTGCTCGATCGGCATCCAGTCAACCTGACCGCGCACGCCGCCGCGTTCGGCAAACATGGCCCAGTTGTCGACCGGCAACAATTCATTTTCGACACCGTCCTGTAGCATTCTCTGAATACCATCACTGGACTTGTCGTAGAGACCGACAACCTTGGTCGCATCGGTTAAATATTTAATCCTCGTGTTGATCTGGTCCAGCTCGTCGAACTGGTCTTGTGCGAAAATAAAATCTGCGCGGGCAATAAAATTAGTCGTGGTGGTGTTCGCCATCAGCGGTCGTGGACACGGGAAAAAATCTGTGAGCCCCAACCAGTCCTCACGTACATCGAGAATCGTCGG